TTGCGCCAAGGCAAGAAGGAGGTTGAACAGAATGACATAAGAGATAAAATGCGTCCAGTGTACTGTCCGAAATGCGGGTGGAAATTGCTGGACGCAGTAAAGGGTACAAAGACACAGACCAAGATCCCCCACAAGGGCCGGTATCCCGATTTATATATGAAGTGCGGGCACTGCGGCGCGGAGGTTGGGATCATCAAAACTGAATAGCTACCACCGAATGTTCCGGGCAGGTTTCCGGGACTTACCGGATAGCTGCGGCAACACGACAGCCCTCATAAGGAATGTATATGACGGGCGGGCAACGGACAGCGAAGCCGGGAAACCGGTGCGGCGTTTGTCTGAGCATGATGCACGAAGGGGTGATTTCATTCCATCATCTGTGGTTGCCCCTTCATCACGCTGCCTTGAAAGAAAGACAGATGGGATATTGAGCCTGGCAAGCGGCACTTTTGTGCTGCTTGTCAGGCTCTTTTTTTCGTTTTAGCGGCAAAGGTGCCGCCTGCCGGGCTCCGAAAGGAGAACGGCAAATTGAAAATCAATTACACATTTGCAAATGGTGAGACCTCAGATGTAGAGGTCAATGAGGAAATCGGAAACTTGATTCTGGATTCCAGGCGGGAGGAAAGCAATCAGGATCGGAAAGAGCGGTACCATTGCTATTCCCTGGATGCGGCGGAATATGAAGGCGCGGATTATGCGGACGGCAGTACGCCGGAGACAGAACTTTTCCGGCAGCTTGAAAACCAGCGGATCAAAGAGGCGTTTGGGCAGCTCTCGGAGGTACAGCGGCGCAGGCTGCTGATGCTGGCCGAAGGGGTATCCCTCCGGGAGATCGCCCGCAGGGAGGGCAAGGATATTAAGTCCATCAGGGAATCCATCGAAGGGGCCAGAAAAAAGTTTTTGAAATATTTCTGAGACACCCCCTCAAAACAGCCTTCAAATCTCCGTATGTTGAAGGACATCCCGATACCGTCCTTCAGAAAGCAGAGGTGATGAGATGAAACACACATTACAGATCCGTGTTTCAAAAAAGCCTGTGAACAGCGGTGCAGTCAGTGTGCGCAGTGTCTCCGTGCGGGAGCGGTTTATGCGCTTCCTGCTGGGTGACAAGGTCAGGCTGACAGTCATTGTTCCGGGCAGTTCCGTGGAGGAACTCTTGATCCGGGAGGTTGCGGAAGGAGGGCTGGTGCATGAGTAAGATAAAACTTCTTCTGGATGTGGTATCCGATCTCCGTTCCCTGGCAGACAGCCTGCAGGCGGTGGCGGACGCTGTAGCAAAGAACGGGCAGGAACAGCCGGATCAAACCACGGAGGAAAAGCTGTCTCAGAAGCCGGAAAAGAAAAGTGTGGCAAAGAAAGCGGAACTGCCGGCAGAGACTCCGGCGCCGGAAACAAAGCCATTGACCCTGGAACAGGTGCGGGCGGCTCTGGCGGAGAAGTCCCGTGCTGGACACACAGCGGAAGTAAAGGCGCTCCTGATCAAGCATGGGGCGGATAAGCTGTCGGACATTGATCCGGCAGAGTACCCGGCGCTCCTTGCGGAAGCGGAGGTACTGTGATGGGAAAACATGCGCTATTGTCTGCATCTTCCAGCCACCGGTGGCTGAACTGCCCGCCTTCCGCAAGGCTTTGCGAGAAGTATGAGGATACGGGCAGCGAATACGCCCAGGAAGGGACGGACGCCCACAGCCTGTGTGAATACAAGCTGAAACAGGCGCTTGGCATGGATGCCGCAGACCCAACGGAGGACCTTTCCTTCTACAACGAGGAAATGGAGCAGTGCGCTTTGGACTATGCGGCCTATGTGCTGGAACTGGTGGAAGGCGCAAAGAAATCCTGCAAAGACCCGGTGGTGCTGATTGAGCAGCGTCTGGACTTTTCCCGTTTCGTCAAAAACGGCTTCGGAACCGGCGACTGCGTCATCATTGCAGACGGTACTCTTGATATCGTGGATTACAAGCACGGGAAAGGCGTGGAGGTATCTGCGGTAGAGAATCCCCAGATGATGCTGTATGCCCTGGGCGCCCTGGAACTGTTTGACGGCATCTATGACATTGATACCGTCCGCATGACCATCTTCCAGCCACGCCGGGAAAATGTCAGCGTCTGCGTCATGGCAAAGGATGACCTTTTGCAGTGGGCCTATAACGATCTGACTTATAAGGCGAAGCTGGCCTATGAGGGCGGCGGGGAGTTTGCCTGCGGTGACTGGTGCCGGTTCTGCAAGGCAAAGGCGGTCTGCCGGAAACGGGCGGAGTACAACCTGGAACTGGCGAAATATGATTTTGAGATGCCAGACACATTGGAGGATGCTGAGATCGCCGCCATCCTGGACAAGGCGGATGAACTGACCGCCTGGGCTGCGGATGTGAAAGAATACGCGCTCCGGCAGGCACTCAGCGGGACGGAGTATCCCGGCTACAAGGTGGTGGAGGGACGCTCCAACCGCCGGTACATCAGCGAGGAAACGGTGGCCGACGCCGTTTCCCAGGCAGGGTATGATCCCTATGCCAAAAAGGTGCTGGGTCTTACGGAGATGCAGAAGCTCCTGGGCAAAAAGAAGTTTGACGAGCTGCTGGGAGGACTGATCGAAAAGCCCCAGGGCAAGCCCGTCCTTGTGCCATTGTCCGATAAGCGGCAGCCTATGAATACGGCACAGAATGATTTTAAAGATTGAGGAGGAAACCAGAATGTCAAATAAAGTCAAGAACCCGATGAAAGTGATCACCGGCCCCAATACCAGATGGAGCTACTGCAACGTGTGGCAGCCCAAGTCCATCAACGGCGGCACGCCCAAGTACAGCGTCAGCCTGATCATCCCCAAGTCGGACACGGTCACCATCAACAAGATCAAAGCGGCTATCGAAGCTGCCTACAAAGAAGGCGAGGCCAAGCTGAAGGGCAACGGCCGGAGCGTCCCCGCACTTTCCGTCTTAAAGACGCCGCTCCGCGACGGGGATGCGGAACGCTCGGACGATGAAGCCTACGCAAACGCCTATTTCGTCAACGCCAACAGCGCCACGGCTCCGGGCATTGTGGATGCGGACCGCCAGCCGATCCTGGATACTTCCGAGGTTTACAGCGGTGTATATGGCAGGGCGAGCATCAACTTTTATGCGTTCAATTCCAATGGCAATAAGGGGATTGCCTGTGGCTTGAATAACCTGCAGAAGATCCGTGACGGAGAGCCGCTGGGCGGTAAATCCCGTCCGGAGGATGATTTTGCAGATGAGGAAGAGGATTTCCTCTCCTGACGCAGGAAACTGCCGATACCGGGTGGCGGGGGATTCCCCCTGCCGCCCTTAAGGCATTGAAGGGAGATGATAAACTTGAAATCTATATCATGGGATTTGGAAACGTACAGCAGTGTGGATCTTACGAAATGTGGGGTGTACCGATACTGCGAGAGCGAAGATTTTGAAATCCTGCTTGCCGCATATTCCATCGATGGCGGGGCGGTACAGGTGACCGACCTTGCCTGTGGAGAGAAACTCCCGCAAGAGATTCTGGATGCGCTGGAAGATGAAACTGTAGAGAAGTGGTCATTCAACTCGCAGTTTGAACGGATTTGTCTCTCACGGCTCCTCGGCTATCCGGCCGGTGACTATCTTGCTCCGGCATCTTGGCGCTGCTCTATGGTGTGGGCCTCAACACTGGGCCTTCCCCGTTCCCTGGAAAGCGTGGGCGCAGTGCTGGGGCTGGAGAAGCAGAAGCTGACGGAAGGCAAAGACCTGATTCGCTATTTCTGCGTCCCCTGCAGACCGACGAAAGCCAATGGCGGCAGGACGCGGAACCTGCCGGAACACGACCCGGAGAAATGGGAGCGGTTCAAGGCATATAACCTGCGGGATGTGGAGACGGAAATGCAGATACAGAAACGGCTCTCCAATTTTCCGGTACCGGATGCCATCTGGGAAGAATACCGTCTCGACCAGGAGATCAATGACCGGGGCATCGGCGTGGATATGGAACTGGTCCGGCAGGCCATTGCCATGGACGCCCGTTCCCGTGAATGGCTGACCGCCTCCATGCAGGAGCTGACGGAACTGGAAAACCCGAATTCTGTACAGCAGATGAAACAGTGGCTGGCAGACCACGGACTGGAAACAGACACCCTGGGAAAGACAGCGGTGGCGGAGCTGGTTAAGACAGCGCCGGAGCCGCTGAGGGAGGTTCTCTCGCTTAGGCAGCAGCTCGCCAAGAATAGCGTGAAGAAATATACGGCGATGGAGAATGCAGTCTGCGCAGACAGCCGGGCGCATGGAATGTTCGTTTTTTACGGAGCGAACCGCACCGGCCGGTTCTCCGGTCGGCTGATCCAGCTGCAAAATCTGTATAAGAATACCATGCCAGATTTGGCACAGGCGCGGGCTTTGGTGCGGAGCGGTAATTATGAAGCACTTTCCATGCTCTATGAAGATATCCCGGATACCCTCTCCCAGTTGATCCGCACAGCATTTGTGCCGCAGGATGGCAGGAAACTCATTGTGGCAGATTTTTCCGCCATCGAAGCGAGAGTGCTGGCTTGGCTGGCCGGAGAGAGATGGGTGTCCGAGGTTTTTGAAAAAGGCAGAGACATTTACTGTGAGACCGCCGCCCGGATGTTCCACTGCAGGGTAGAAAAGCATGGAGAGAACGCAGAGCTGCGTCAAAAGGGGAAACAAGCCACTTTATCCTGCGGGTACGGCGGATCGGTGGGCGCATTGAAATCCATGGGTGCGCTGGAGATGGGGCTTGCCGAGGAGGAACTGCAGCCTCTGGTAGATGCGTGGCGCAGTTCCAATCCCATGATCACGCAGTTCTGGTGGGATGTAGACCGGGCAGTAAAGGACTGTATCAGACAGAGAGTCCCCACGGAGACACACGGCCTCCGCTTTGATTACCGGAGCGCCATGCTCTTTATCACCCTTCCTTCCGGCCGGCGGCTCGCCTATGTGAAACCGAGGATTGGCGAGAACCAGTTCGGTGGGGAGTCGGTGACTTACATGGGTGTGAGCGGTACGAAGAAATGGGAACGGCTGGAAAGCTACGGTCCCAAGTTTGTGGAGAACATCGTCCAGGGTACTGCCCGCGATATTCTCTGCTATGCCATGCGGACTCTGCGTAATTGTGCCATTGTTGCCCATGTGCATGATGAGGTCATCATTGAGGCCGACCGGCGGATGTCGGTTGCGGCGGTGTGCGAACAGATGGGCAGGACGCCGCCCTGGGCGAAAGGGCTGAAGCTCCGGGCGGACGGATATGAATGCGAGTTTTATCAGAAGGATTAGAAGGAGGTGCAGCCTATGGGCATCAACAAATATAACAGCGAGGGCTACTATGACCCGACGGTTTATGAAGCCCTTTCCAACATTGAGAAAGAGGAGAAAGCGGCAAGGCGTGTATACCGGCCGCTGGTCTATATATGCTCTCCCTACGCTGGTGATGTGGAACGGAATGTGAACATGGCAAGGACATACAGCCGCTTTGCGGTGCGGAATACCTGTATCCCGATTACACCACATCTGCTTTATCCACAGTTCATGGATGACGGCAGCCCGGCGGAACGGGAACTTGCCCTGTTCATGGGAATGGTGCTGCTCACGAAATGTGAACAGGTATGGGTGTTCGGCAGCGTCATATCATCGGGGATGCGGGCGGAGATTGTGAAGGCGGAAAAGAAGAACATACCGGTGCGGTATTTTACAGAGGAATTGGAGGAGATGCCATGCGCGAATTAAACATTGCCTACGGCAATAACCGGCAGGCGAAGAGATGGGTTAACAAGACCATCGGGTTTGATGATTTGAAAGAACGGCTCAGAGTGACTATCCGTACCACCGAGTCCGCCGAGGAATATGCGAAGATGAGCCGTGCGCAGCGGGACACAGCCAAAGACCACGGAGGTTTTGTGGCGGGTGTACTAAAGGGTGGCAGGCGAAAGGCCGATACTGTGGAGAGCCGTTCAATGGTGGCTCTTGACGGTGACCGTATCAACGCTAATTTTCTGGAAAGCTATGAAGCACTCTGCCCCTATACCTCCGTGCTGTACACCACCCACAGCAGCACGGAAGAAAATCCACGTGTCCGGCTGGTGTTCCCGCTGACCAGGGATGTGACCCCGGAGGAATTTGTGGCGGTCTCCCGCTATCTTGCTCAGATGCTGGGTATTGACTATTTTGACGAATGCTCCTATCAGCCTAATCAACTGATGTACTGGCCGTCCACGCCTGCCAACGGTTCCTTCGTGTATAAGGAGACGGACGGACCGTGGCTTGACCCAGATACAATACTCGGTGAACATCCGGAATGGACAGATCCCACAAGGCTTCCAACCTCCTCCAGAGAGAGCAAGGCGAATACCACTGCACAGCAGAAGGTGCAGGACCCGCTGACCAAGGAAGGTGTTGTGGGCCTGTTCAACCGTACCTATTATCCTATCAGCAAGGCGTTGGAGGCATTTCTCTCTGATGTGTATGAGCCGACCGATAACGAGAGCCGCTGGCATCTGATTGCATCCTCCAGTATGGCTGGCGTAGAGATCAAGGAGGATAAGTTTGTTTACAGCCACCATGCCAAAGACCCGGCGTACCTCAAGATGTGCAACGCCTTTGACATCATCCGCATCCATCGCTTCGGGGATCTGGACGACAAAGCCTCCTATAAGGCCATGTGCGAGTTTGCCATGGAGCAGGACGAGGTGAAGATGCTGGCGGCAAGCGAGAGAACAGCCGGTGCGGAGACAGATTTCTCCGGCGGCGAGGATATCGACTGGCAGAAGCATTTGCAGTATGAGCCGCGTTCTATGGTGCTAAAAAACAACCTCCACAACATTACCCTGATCATGGAGAACGATCCCAACCTCAAGGGAATCGTGTTCAACCAGCTGGCAGACGGCTTGGAGATCAAGGGCGAGGTGCCATGGAAACATCCGGCAAGGTTCTGGCGCGATGCGGATGATGCGCAACTCATCAGTTTCGTGGATTCCCATTATGGCTCGTTTTCAGAACGCAATTATCGTATCGCAGTTACCAAAGTGACGGATGACCGTTCTTATCACCCTATCCGGGAAATGTTCGAGTCCCTGCCGCCCTGGGATAAGGTCAGGCGGGCGGAGACCGTGCTGATCGATTATCTCGGTGCGGAGGACAACCGCTATGTCAGGGCGGTCACCAGGAAGTCGCTGTGTGCGGCGTATATGAGGGTACATTATCCCGGCATTAAGTTTGACAACATGATTGTCATAAATGGGGCGCAGGGTATTGGCAAAAGCACCCTCATTTCCGCCCTTGGTGGGGAGTGGTTCTCAGACAGCCTTGCCCTTTCTGACATGAACGACAAAACAGCCGCTGAGAAACTGCAGGGGTACTGGATTCTGGAGATCGGCGAGCTTGCGGGCATGAGAAAGGCGGACATCGACAAGGTCAAAGCCTTTATTTCCAGGCAGGACGACAAATACCGTGCCAGTTTTGGGCGGAGGGTGACTCCGCACCCAAGGCAATGCGTGTTCTTCGGCACGACCAACAGCGAGAACGGGTATCTCCGCGACATTACCGGCAACCGCAGGTTCTGGAACGTCAAGGTTACCGGCCAGGGAAAGTGCAAGCCTTGGGAGATGACCGCCGAGGTGGTTCAGCAGATATGGGCGGAGGTCGCCGAGATCGCCAGGTCGGGAGAAAAGCTGTATCTTGATGCTGACCTTGAGGCTTACGCCAGGCAGGAACAGCGGGAAGCGATGGAGCAGGACGACCGTGAGGGCATCGTGCGGAATTATCTGGATATGCTCCTCCCCGATGATTGGGACAGCATGGATTATTACCGGCGCAGGGAGTATATCCGTGATATTGACGATCCGACCCGGGTTGAAGGCACTGTGAAGCGCCAGACCGTGAGCAATATCGAGATCTGGTGCGAATGCTTCGGCAAAAGCAAGGAGGAGATGCGCCCCTCGGACTCCTATGCCATATCCGCCATTATGGTGCGGATCGAGGGCTGGGAGAAATGCGGGGTGCGGCAGATGCTCCCCATCTATGGCCGGCAGCGTGTATATACGAGGACAACCTGACCCGTCCATCACCTGTCCGGGAGTTGTCCATGGCCGGAAAACGCAGTCAGCACAAGGGCTTTCTGCAATTTTGTGGACAACTGGACAGAAAAAACTATAAAAGACAAAAACATGGAGTTTTATATGATAGAACCCGTCCTGCACACGGGCGAATGCGCGTATTTCGCGCGTAAGGGATTTTTTCGTCCACTTGTCCGCAGAAGCGGCAAAAACGCAGTGATTACAAAGGTTTTTGCTGTGGACAGGCTTTGTGGACAAGGGATGGACGGGACAACGTTGAAAGGAGAAATCGGAAATGATCAGAAACGGAAGACCTTATACGAATGAGAACGGATTAATCGATGGGGCGCTGATCACGGATCGTGAGGATGATGTGATCACAGCGGTTGACGGATGGATCAGAAAGAATATTCGAGCCGGGAAGAAGATCCTACAGGGACACACGAGTTACGGGATGAAACACTTGCTGGAACGTGACACGGGTGTTTACCTCACAAACAACGAATTCAAGGACGCTATGCTGCTTGCCGGATATCGACCTGTGAATCCGAACGATCTGAACTGGAAGTACCGCATTGAGCTGACACGGGAAATCAATGACAATCCCAGCCCGTTCTTCCGCTGGGCGAGGAACTTCGAGGCGGATGCCACGCCATGCGGAGATTTTGTCCGGGATATGCTTTACGACTTCGAGTTCCCGGTCCTGGCAGAACATGATGTTATTGCACGGTACCTTGGCCGTATCGGCGCCTGCATCGGAGCAGTGGAAGCATTCGAGATGTTATGGAGGGAATATGAGGGAACAGCAGATTGAGCAGAACCTGGCAAAAGCCGTGAAAGCGGCAGGCGGTATCGCACCGAAATTTACCTCTCCTGGATTTGCCGGGATGCCCGACCGTTTAGTGCTGATGCCGGGCGGACACATCGGCTTTGTGGAGGTAAAAGCACCGGGAGAAAAACCGAGGCCCCTGCAGCTTTCCAGGCACAGGCTCCTTCGGCGGTTAGGTTTCCGGGTGTATGTACTGGATGATGAGAAACAGATTGGAGGGATCATTGATGAAATACAGTCCTCATGAGTATCAGAGATATGCCACGGAGTATATCGAGACACACCCTGTTGCGGCGGTGCTTTTGTCGATGGGGCTTGGCAAGACGAGCATTACCCTGACCGCTTTGAACGACCTGCTGTTTGATAGCTTTGAGATCCACAAAGCCATCGTGATTGCGCCTCTCCGTGTGGCACGGGATACCTGGCCGGCAGAGATTGAGAAATGGGACCACTTGGGCAGCCTGATCTATTCCGTAGCTGTGGGAACAGAGGCGGAGCGGCTGGCGGCGCTGAGACGGCAGGCAGATATTTACATCATCAACCGGGAGAACGTGCAGTGGCTGGTAGAGACAAGCGGCATCCCCTTTGATTACGATATGGTGGTGGTCGATGAGTTATCTTCTTTCAAGAATTACCAGTCCAAGCGGTTCCGTGCCATGATGAAGGTGCGGCCGAAGGTGGGACGGATCGTGGGACTGACCGGGACGCCCAGCAGCAACGGGCTGATGGATCTGTGGGCTGAGTTCAAGCTGCTGGATATGGGACAGCGGCTGGGGAGGTTCATCGGCCAGTATCGTACCCAGTTTTTCTTGCCGGACAAGCGCAATGGGCAGGTGGTGTTTTCCTACAAGCCCCTTCCAGGGGCGGAGGAACAGATCTACCGGCTAATCTCTGACATCACGATTTCCATGAAATCCACAGATTACCTGCAGATGCCACAGTTCGTTTCCTCCGGCTATGAGGTGTATCTCTCTGAGGAGGAAGTGCAACGGTATGTTTCCTTCAAGCGGGATCTGTTGCTGCAGCTCCCGGACGGGGAAATCACCGCCGCCAATGCTGCGGCTCTTTCCGGGAAGCTCTCACAGATGGCAAACGGTGCAGTATACACGGATGAAGGAGAGACCATTGCCATTCATGACCGGAAACTGGATGCCTTGGAGGACATCATCGAGAGTATGGGAGGGAAACCGCTCCTGGTGGCTTACTGGTTCCGGCACGACCTGGAACGGATCACTGAACGGCTCCATAAGCTGAAAATCCCATTTTCCAGGCTGGATTCTTCGGAAAGCATCCGCAGATGGAATGCCGGGGAACTTCCGGTGGCCCTGATCCACCCAGCATCGGCGGGACACGGGCTGAACCTTCAAAGCGGAGGTTCCACCCTTGTATGGTTTGGACTGACCTGGTCCCTGGAACTTTACCAGCAGACCAACGCCCGTCTCTGGCGGCAGGGCCAGCAGTCCGATACCGTGGTGGTGCAGCATATCATCACGAAAGGTACGATTGACGAGCGGATCATGAAGGCCCTGTCGGAAAAGGACACCACACAGGCAGCGTTGATCGAAGCTGTGAAAGCGGATCTGAAAATCTGAGCCAAGCCATGAAAACAAGAGCCAATCAAAGACAATCTGTGACAATCCGGGAGAAATAAAAAATCTTTGATTGGAGGTACCGGGTATGAGCATTATCTGGAAGTATCTTGATAAACGGTCGGCGGCTGTGGACGCCTTGAAGGATTACGGCAGCATGAAATTTATTATCGGCCACACGGATGACGAAATCAAAAGAGCCTATGAGAAAATGGAAGGCATCAGCAGCCCGCAGCTTGACGGGATGCCCCGCAGCCATAATCCGCAGGCTTCAGAGGAGAGGATCGTCAAGGGCATTGAGGAGATCGATGTTTTGAAGGAACGATACCGGCAGGCGGTGGAATACATGGCGTGGTTCGTCCCAGCCTGGAAAGAACTGACAGAGGATGAACGGTATGTGCTGGAAGCGTTCTATGGTGAGGACAACCAGTACGGAAGTAATGCCGCTGACGATGTGGCAGACTATTTCCAGATTGAACGGGCTTCCGCATACCGCAGGAAGAACCGGGCGCTGGAGCGCCTGACCATCCTCCTGTTTGGGAAAGTCTGATGTCCACTTTGTGAGATGAAGTTCCCAATTGGACATGGTACGATAGTAATATCGAAAATTGCATAAAGACAGCCAGCCTCATGGGAGAAATCCTGTGGGGCTTTCTTTATGCCCGGAGGAGGTGAGCCGATGCCAAGGAAACCCAAGCGGCCGTGTTCCTACCCCGGCTGTCCCAAGCTGACGGATGGCAGGTTCTGTGAGGAACATCAGAGACTGGAGAACCAGCGGTACGAAAAATACAGCCGGGACCCGGTAGCAAAGCGCAGGTACGGACGGGCATGGAAACGCATCCGTGACCGGTACATGAATGCGCACCCGCTTTGTGAGCGGTGCCAACGGGAAGGCAGGCTCGTAAAAGCGGAGCAGGTGCATCACATCAAGCCTCTGGCAGAGGGCGGTGATCACAGCGAAAATAATTTAATGTCCTTATGCTCTTCTTGTCATGCGAAGATTCATGCAGAACGTGGGGACCGCTGGCACAATCACTAAAGGCCCAGGGGCGGTCAAAATCTCTACGGCTCTGTCCCGTGGGAACGGGCGTGGAGTCTCGCGTGCGAAAAAGGCGAAATCAAAAGGGTAATAAAGGGCGGCCAGCTGCGGCTGCTCATTTTTTCGAGGAAAGGGGTGAGAAAATGCCGACAAAATCCAATAACACAGGCGGGCGCGGCGGTGCGAGACCCGGTGCGGGAAGGAAGAAATCCGCTGTCAGGGAGAAAGCCGAGAACGGCAATCCGGGCGGGCGCAGACTGGAAGTGCTGGATATTCCCGAAGTCGAGGGTGTCGATATGCCAAAGCCCCATGAGTTTTTATCTGCCGAGCAGCGTGACGGGAGTACGCTCCAGGCGGAGGAGATCTACACGGAAACCTGGGAGTGGTTAAAGAAGGTGGGGTGCGCGGCGAAGGTGTCTCCCCAGCTTTTGGAGAGGTACGCCATGTGCAGCGCCCGCTGGATTCAGTGCGAGGAGATGACCAACCGCATGGGCTTCCTCTCCAAGCACCCGACTACCCAGAAGCCGATCCCGTCCCCGTTCATCAATATCGGCATCAACTACATGAACCAGGCGGTGCGGCTCTGGAACGAGATCTTCCAGATCGTAAAGGAAAACTGTAGCACGGATTACGGGGAGGTATCTCCCCAGGATGATTTGATGGAGCGTCTGCTCCGGGCAAGGAAGGGGTGAAGTCATGTTTGAGAAAGTAAATCCGTGCCACCCGGATAAGGTGGCGGACCGTATCGCCGGCGCTCTGGTGGATGCGGCGTACAGGAAAGAAGAAAATCCCAGGATCGCTGTGGAAGTCCTCATCGGTCACGGCGTCTGCCACATCATTGCGGAGAGTTCCGTACACATTTCGCTGGATGAGGTGGATGCCATTGTGAAGCGCATCAGAGGGAATCTGCACACGGATTATGTGGAAGTGCCGCAGGACGGACGCCTTGCCGGGAATCAGGCAGAAGGAATCCGCTGCGGCGACAACGGCATCTTCAAGGGGATGCCGGTCACGGAGGAGCAGAAAGCACTCTGCGAGATTGCAAAAAGTGTGTATCACACTTATCCCTCGGATGGGAAGTACATCATTGATGAGGCAAGGCTGATCCTCTGCCAGAGCAATGCGCCCACAGAGGAACTGAAAAAGCTGTATCCCACCGTCGAGGTCAATCCCCTGGGCGACTGGACAGGCGGTACGGATGTGGATTCCGGTGCGACCAACCGTAAGCTGGGCAGCGACATGGCCGATTCGGTGACGGGTGGCGGCATTCACGGCAAAGACCTATCCAAAGCGGATGTGTCTGTCAATATCTACGCATGGCTGAAGGCACAGGAAACCGGAAGACCGGTAGAACTGTGCTGCGCCATCGGGGACGATACAGTGGACGGTGTTCCCTACGCTGAGATCGTGGAGAATGCCCGGAGATACATCCGGAGCCTTGGCGGTTTTGAGAAATTTGCGGAATGGGGGCTGGTGCGATGAAGACAACAACGGAAATGCAGCTTGTGCCGATTGCCAAGCTGGTACCCTATGTGAACAACGCCCGCACCCACTCCCCAGAGCAGATTACGAAGCTCCGCTCGTCCTTGCGGGAGTTCGGCTTTATCAATCCCGTCATCATCGACCGGGATTTTAATGTGATTGCCGGACACGGCAGAATCCTGGCGGCAAAGGAGGAAGGCATCGCTGAGGTTCCCTGTGTGTTTGCAGACCACCTCAGTGAAGCGCAGAAGAAAGCCTATATCATTGCGGACAACCGCATGGCGATGGATGCCGGATGGGATGAGGAACTTCTGCGGGTGGAGATTGAGTCCTTGCAGGGTATGGACTTTGATCCCCTGCTGACCGGTTTTGATGAAAAGGAACTGGCAGACCTGTTTGGTACAGATGATGAGGCGAAGGAAGATGACTTCGATGTGGAAGCGGAACTGGAGAAGCCCTGCTTTTCCAAAGCAGGTGACATCTGGCGGCTTGGAAAACATACCGTCATCTGCGGGGATTCCACAGACCCGGAGACGTTCCGTTTGCTTCTTAGAGACACGAAGGTCAACCTGGTCTGCACGGACGCCCCGTATTTTGTTAAACTGGAGAGCCAGTCCGGGCGGATCGCAAACGACGATCTGGAGGATGCCCAGGCCTACGAGTTCCTCATGAAAGCATTTACGAACTTCAAAGATGCCATGGCCATTGACGCTTCTATCTATGAATTTTACGCCACTATGAAAGCGCGTGTGTTTTATGACGCCTTTGAGGATGCCGGGTTCAAGGTCGGCGCCGGACTCATCTGGAAAAAGCCCAGGGCTCCGCTGATGCGGACAGACTGGAAGTTCAACATGGAACCGATCATCTTTGGCTGGAGAAAGGATGGAAAGCACAAGTGGTATGGAGACCAGAAACAGAAAGCCGTCTTTGAATTTGATGGAATCAAGAATTCAAAAGAGGACGGACATGGTCATCCTTCCAGTAAACCTGTTCCTCTCATTGCGTATCTGATACAGCAAAGCACACAGGTAAATGGAATCGTACTGGATGGGTTTCTGGGTTCAGCATCCACGCTGATTGCCTGTGACCAGATCGGGCGGATCTGTTATGGGGTGGAACTGGAACCAAAGTTTGTAGATGTGGCAGTTATGCGTTACATGAACCAGCATGGCAACAGTGCGGATGGTGTGCTGTTGATCCGGGATGGAAAGGAACATACCTACGAACAGGCACTTGATATGGCGGAGGTAATTGCAGATGAGTAATGTAAAATATCGGTTTTCTGAAGACGGCCTTGTAGCCTATGGGGAACTGGCAAGCGGTCAGATTTTTGTGATAGATGCCGATATGGTCGAAAAGATTCGTACAGTTAAATTTTATCTGGGCAGCAAAGGAAATGGCAGCCAATATTATGTGATTGACTGTAAGGGACGAACCCTCCATGATTATCTGTTTGAACACAGGCCGGGCTATGAAATAGACCATATAAATCTGGACACATTTGACAATCGCAGGTGCAATATCCGTTATTGTACACATCAGCAGAACCAGATGAACCAGCCGCTGCAGAAAAATAATACTTCCGGTGTCAGTGGCGTGAGTTATTATCCGCCAAGGCGCAAATTCCGGGCAAGAATAAAAATCTGCCAGCAAGAGATACACCTTGGCTATTTTGATACCTTTGAAGATGCAGTAAAAGCGCGGAATATTGGAATGCTTTGTATGTTTGGACAGTATGGGAGATATAACGATACTGGAAAAGCACCGGATTGGATTGAAAGAAAAGTCGCTGGAAAATGTGCGCGTTATGCGGAACTCTCGCAGAACAGCGCATTTTTTGATTTCTGGGATGGGGGTGTTGTCAATGCTCCATGACAAACTGACCCTCGGCAGCCTCTTTGACGGCTCCGGCGGCTTCCCCCTGGGCGGCTTGCTCTCCGGCATTACCCCCGTTTGGGCATCGGAGATTGAGCCGTTCCCCATCCGGGTGACCACAAAGCGGCTGCCTTTTATGAAGCATTACGGCGATGTCTCCCGGATGGACGGCGCAGAGGTAGAGCCGGTGGACATCATCACCTTCGGCTCGCCCTGCCAGGATATGAGCATTGCCGGGAAAAGAGCCGGGCTTGGCGGCTCACGGAGTAACCTCTTTTATGAGGCAATACGGATTGTAAAAGAAATGAGGTGTGCAACCGATGGAAAATATCCGAGGTATATCGTCTGGGAGAACGTCCCTGGCGCGTTCAGTTCCAACAAGGGCGCGGACTTCCAGTCCGTCCTCGAAGAGGTCTGCTCGGTCAAAGGATACGAAATTCATACTCCTCGACCTGAGAGATGGGCAAACGCCGGGGAGATCATGGCAGACGATTTCAGTCTCGCATGGCGGGTATTTGATGCGCAGTACTGGGGAGTTCCCCAGCGCAGAAAACGTATCTACCTTGTCGCAGATTTTGCAGGCGGGAGTGCCGGAAAAATATTATTTGAGTCCGAAGGCGTGTCTGGGTATACTCCGCAGGGCTTCCGCCCGTGGCAAGGAACTGCCGGAACTTTTGCGGAAGGCGCTGGAGCGTCAGGCTGCGTCTGCTTAAACGACCAGGGCGGCAGCCGCATGGATGTGACGGAGGACGTTGCGGCAACGCTCCGGGCAGAAAACCACGGGCATCCTCCCTGCGTGATGGGGGCAGCCGGTTTCTGTACCGAGCATTCCGCACAGGCCAGGGGCATCGGGTATGAGGAGGAGACCTCGCCTACTCTCCGTACCGGTACGGTGCCGGCGGCGGTTTATGAAAACCATAGCCAGGACACCAGATACACCGGCCCGCTGGAGACAGCCCCCACGGTCATGTCTACCTATGGCACAGGCGGAAACAACCAGCCCTTTGTGGTGGAGACACCCAAGACGCTGAAGATCCGCTCTGGCTGTGAGGGCGGCGGCAAAGGTGCACTGATCCAGGATAACAAATCCGCTACGCTTGGCTGCAACAACGACCAGACGGTATTCGTGCCGTTTGTGAAAGGTACCCGGCCCCACTCTCCCGATGAAGAACCGCAGTGGAAAGCCTCCGATGTGGCGAACACACTGAATACCTGCGATGTGGGCGAGACCCGGTGTAATGAACTGGCGGTCAAAGTATATGGCATCTGCTCTAAAGACAGCAACGCCATGAAATCCGAGAATCCCAAGAGCGGCTTCTACGAAGCGGAAACTTCCAGATGCCTGGATGCGAACGGCGGAAATCCTACCTGCAATCAGGGAGGCATGGCCGTGGTGGCCCTGCAGGGTTCCATGATTGGCAGGGCGGAAAAGAACGGTCCCCAGGGCAGCGGCGTGAATGAGGATGTATCCTTTACGCTGGATGCTGCTGATCGTCACGCCGTAGCCTACTGCATGACCACCGGCACTTACACCCAGATGCTTAAGGAACAGTCCCCGACCTTGATGGCAAGGGACTATAAAGACCCGCCTGTAGTGAACGAGACAGAGCCGGAATACATTGTACGCAGGCTGACGCCCACCGAGTGCGCAAGGCTGCAGGGGTTCCCGGACTGGTGGTGCACCGGGCTTGAAACCGATGAGCCGTCTGAGGAGGAGATCAAGTTCTGGACAGAGGTGTTTGAGATACACCGCTCCGTCATGGGGAAGTCCTCCAGACCCAAGAGCCGGAACCAGATCATCAAGTGGCTGAAAAATCCCCACTCCGACAGCGCAGAATATAAAATGTGGGGCAACGGCGTGGCGCTCCCCAACGTCTATTTCGTGCTTTCCGGCATTGTGTACTACTCACAATTCCCGGAATTTTTGTTGTGACATATTTTGTGCCGGATTCGCTTGCTATTTCCGCTGCTTAGAGTGATTAATGTAGTACCGAAAAACAAGGAGGTACAGGGAATGCGAATTGAATTTCACAGAACAGGCGCGGAAAGGAAGGCGCTGGTAACAGCCATCGGGGAAATCCTGGAGGTCAGGCCGCAGTACAAAGGAATGCCGAGCGCCGCTTACGAAATCGGCTACTTTACAGTAACGAAAGAAGGTACGCTGGAATTTGATGACCGGGCCGACAGCGGGGAGGTGGAAAACCTGCTGGAGCAGCTTGCTGACCGGGGGATCGTTGCAGCACCCGCAGAAATGGCACAGGCATGGCTTAACGCAAGGGCAGAGGAATTATCCAAGGCAAGTGAAAACGAGCCACAGGAGGCGAACGTGGGGCTTACGGTGGAAATCCCGCTTGATAAGGTATCGTTGGGCAATCTTACTAAGCTGCTGGAAGCCAAGGGCAAACTGATACGGAAAGCTTTGGGGATCAGCGAGCTTTCCTTTGAAATCATGGAGGACCGGGTGGCGTTTCCTTGGTTCGAGGAACTGCCCGATTCCGATGCTGCTAAAGCCTACACCCACTTCATTTCCGCACTCTGCGAGATGAGCAGGAATGCCAAGCGGGTAACAGCGACTGAGAAACCGGTGGAGAATGAGAAATACGCATTCCGCTGTTTTCTGCTGCGGTTGGGATTTATCGGCAGCGAATATAAAGCGGAGCGCAAGATCCTGCTGAAGAATCTGACCGGGTCCTCGGCTTTCAAGGATGGGGGTGTGAACCATGAAGTTTCCAAGTAGAGAGATTGTGGAAAGCATCCGCCGGGAATATCCCGCCGGCACCCGTGTGGAATTGGTGCAGATGGATGATGTGCAGGCTCCGCCTGCCGGTACAAAAGGCACCGTCAAAGGTGTGGATGACACCGGTTCCCTCCTTATGCGCTGGGATAATGGCAGTGGCCTGAACGTGGTCTATGGGGAGGATATTGTCCGGAAAATTCCTGTGGTCAAAACAGTTTGTTATGGCAGAACCAAAGAATGGTACAGCCGTGCGGAGGCAGAGCAGTTTTTCTTTCACGCAATGATGAACTCCGAAGGCAGTGAGCAAAATCGGTACATGAAAATATATACGGAATTGAAATTGGGGAAAGCATTCTGTACGGATGAGGAGGAATGAGCAATGGAACAGGATATTTTGGAGCAGCTCTATTTTGGCAGGATTGTGCCATGGGAGAACCGGAATGATAAGACTCCTGAGATGGAACAATGCAGTGAGCAGGTTTATCGGGATACAGAGCATTTGACACAGCTACTGGATGAGGACGGGAAAAAGATCCTTGAGCGGCTCATGGATAACCGTTCTGAACTGGAAAGCCATCAGATCCTGGAGGGCTTTAAGGATGGGTTCCGGCTGGGGGTTCAGCTTACGGCAGCAGGTTTTGGAAATAAAAATAAGCTGTAAAACACACAAATTCTGCCCGGAATCATTGTGTAATATATAGTGCGGAATTAACTTGCTATTATCCTCTTTTAGAGCGAATATGTGTACACCGAAAGGGAAAACACACAGCCGCAGGGCAGAAAAAACGGAGGATTTCAGAATGAATGAGAAAACAGCAAGGCAGATTGCAGAGATGAAAACGCAGACTATCGGGGTTGAGGTGGAAATGAACAATATCACCCGGCAGAAGGCCGCGAAGGTTGCCGCTACCTACTTTGGCACAGGCAGATATGAGAACACTGCCAGCCGCAACGGATACAGCACTTGGAGCGCATGGGACAGTCAAGGGCGCGAGTGGAAATTCCAGAAGGACGTTTCCATCGCAGGACCGGAAGAACAGGAATGCGAACTGGTCACCCCGATCCTGACCTACGGCGACATCGAAACCCTGCAGGAGCTTTGCAGGCAGCTCAGACATGCCGGAGCGAAAAGCGACGCCAGCCGTGGCTGTGGAGTTCACATCCACATCGGAGCGCAGGGGCACACGCCGCAGAGCCTTCGGAACCTTGCCAATATTATGGCGAGCCATGAAAGCCTGATCGCCGAGGCACTGAAACTTGACGGGGGCCGCATGAACCGTTACTGCCGCACGGTAGACCCACGGTTTTTGGAGCAGGTCAATCGCAGGAAGCCCCGCACAATGTCACAGCTTGCAGACATCTGGTACAACAGCAACGGCGCAAGCTACGGAAGAAACCACCATTACAACGACAGCCGCTACCATATGCTCAACCTCCACGCCACCTTTACCAAAGGCACGGTCGAGTTCCGGCTCTTCCAGTTTGATGAGCCGACAGCCGAGCGCAGGGGCGGCATCCACGCGGGGCAGCTTAAGAGCTACATCCAGCTTTGCCTGGCCTTAAGCCAAATGGCAAAGGATGTGCGGACGGCAAGCCCTAAGCCCCAGCAGAACGAGAACCCCAAATACGCCATGCGCACCTGGCTCCTCCGCCTGGGCTTCATCGGCGAGGAGTTCGCAACGGCCAGAGATTTTCTGACCCGCAATCTTTCTGGGGACACAGCCTTCCGGCACGGTAGAGCAGCCGCTTGAAGGACACGCAGGAGTTAGCCTCCTGCCACCTTACCCTTGACCGCCTCGGCGGTCTTAAGGTGGTAGAAGGGTGATCCCTTCGGAAAGGAGATGCGGATATGCATTTGACAATTAAGGATACTGCGAAAATGAGGAGAATGGGATATACCGTTAAGGCGATGTACGAAACGGCGAAAGGCATCCCGTTCCTAAAGTATTTCATGGACAAGGCAGAAATGGACAGATTTACCGCAAATGCGGAAGAAGAGGGTTCAAGGCTGGTGGCTTGGGCAGAAAGGGGTGCTTGAAAGATGAAGAGATATTACATTGCTTATGGAAGTAACCTCAATGTTGGTCAGATGCGGATGCGCTGCCCGCACGCCACAATCCTCGGTACGGCAAATCTTAAGGGCTGGGAACTGCTTTTTAAGGGGAGTAAGACCGGCTCCTACCTGACCATCGAGAAAAGCGAAGGCGGTACGGTCCCTGTGGTGATCTGGGAGGTGACGGCGACCGATGAAGCCGCCCTCGACCGCTACGAGGGATTCCCCAATTTCTATTACAAGCGGGACATTAAACTCCAGTACAAAGGCATCCGCACGGGGAAGCGCAGGACGGTGACAGCTTTTGCCTACATCATGCATGAGGACAGGCCGATTGGCATTCCGAGTAATTTCTACATGAGGACTTGCCTGGAAGGATATGATACCTTCTGCTTTGACCAAAACATTCTGGTTGACGCTTACAGCAAATGCAGGGAGGTATGCGGATATGAAGGATAATGTGATTCGGATGGCGGTCTGCCCGCTTTGCGGCAGGACCTACCACGGCGCTCCTGCGATTTCCAGAGAGGACAACGAAACGCTCATCTGCCCGGACTGCGGCACCAGGCAGGCGCTCCAATCCATCGGCGTGGAGCCGTCTGAGCAGGAGCAGATCATTGAGACGATCCATCGCCACACGCAGGAGTGATATACACAATTTGTTCCTCTGATCTTTGTGCAGATTATGCTCAGAATTGACTTGATAATATGTGCTTTTAGAGCGAATATGTACACACCGAAAGGGAAAACAAAGCAAAATGGAGGACGCCAACATGAAAGCCTACAACGCCTTTAGAACACAGGTTGAGAACATCAAGACTGAGAAGGACCTCAAAGATGCCCACATTAGCATTTGCCGCGCATACAGCGCCTACCGCATCAGCTACGAGCAGTTCATGGAACTCCGGAAGATGATGATTTCCAGGAGAGCTGAAAAAGGCTTTTCTTGGGGCAAGGGCATTTAAAAAACGGCGCAGGACACGGAGGATAAAAACCATGACGATCAACGAAGCAATGAAAAAATACAGACTGCCGAACCCCACCACTCCAGAGGACTTGGAATGCAGATGGAGCAAGGTCTTAACCTTCGGGGACAAGATAGTGATGGCTGGGCATTTTTATAACGGGATGAACAAGCCCTGCTACTTCGGTGCGGCATACGAGTTCCTTACCGATGACCACACCTGCGAAGGAATGATCGGGCTGAGAGCAGCCAGCGGGGTTGAGTTCGAAGATGACGGCAACGCTATCGCCTGGGCGATGCAGCAGTAAAGAAAACCAGCAGAGATCGAGCCACATGGCTCTTTCTCTCGTACAGAACCATTTTGGAAGTCGCAGCGATGCGGCTTATTTTTATGCTATTTTGGAGGTGGTGTCTATGCGAAAACTGAAGAAATACAAGCCTACCAGGTTCATGGCGAAGACCTCGCACTACGATAAGGACGCTGCCGATTATGCGGTGATGTTCATCGAGTCTCTCTGCCATACCAAGGGTACCTGGGCGGGAAAGCCCTTTGAACTGATCGACTGGCAAGAGCAGATCATCCGTGACCTGTTTGGCGTGTTAAAGCCCAACGGCTACCGGCAGTTCAATACGGCGTACATCGAGATTCCCAAGAAACAGGGAAAGTCAGAACTTGCCGCTGCTGTGGCGCTCCTGCTCCTGTGCGGGGACGGCGAGGAACGGGCCGAGGTGTATGGATGCGCCGCCGACCGTAACCAGGCAAAGATCGTATTTGATGTGGCGGTGGATATGGTGCGGTTCTGCCCGGCTCTTTCTAAGCGGGTGAAAATCTTGGAATCCCAGAAAAAGATCACCTATCTGCCCACCAACAGCTCCTACCAGGTGCTTTCAGCGGATGTGGCGAATAAGCATGGCTTCAATACCCACGGCGTGATTTTTGATGAACTGCACACCCAGCCCAATCGGAAACTCTTTGATGTCATGCTCCAGGGCTCTGGTGATGCCCGGATGCAGCCGCTGTATTTTCTGATCACCACAGCAGGCAACGACACCAACTCCATCTGTTACGAGGTACACCAGAAAGCCATCGACATCGCGGAAGGCCGGAAGGTCGATCCTACTTTCTACTCTGTCATTTACGGCGCTGCCGAGGATGAGGACTGGACAGACCCCAAGGTCTGGAAGAAGGCAAACCCCTCCCTCGGTATCACGGTGGGTATTGATAAGGTCAAAGCGGCCTGTGAATCCGCCCAGCAGAACCCCGGTGAGGAGAACGCTTTCCGGCAGCTTAGGCTGAACCAGTGGGTGAAACAGTCTGTCCGCTGGATGCCGATGGACAAGTGGGACGCCTGTGCATTCCCGGTTTCCGAGGACGATCTGGAAGGGCGCATCTGCTACGGCGGGCTGGACTTGTCCTCCACCACGGACATCACGGCTTTCGTGCTGGTGTTCCCGCCGCTGGATGAGGAGGATAAATACTACATCTTGCCATACTTCTGGATACCGGAGGAAACACTTGACCTTCGTGTCCGCAGGGATCATGTTCCCTACGACCTGTGGGAACGCCAGGGGACACTGATGACTACAGAAGGAAACGTGGTGCATTACGGTTACATTGAGAAATTCATCGAACAGTTGGGCGAGCGGTTCAATATCCGGGAGATCGCTTTTGACCGCTGGGGTGCTGTGCAGATGGTACAGAACCTGGAGGGCATGGGATTTACAGTAGTCCCCTTCGGGCAGGGCTTTAAGGATATGTCCCCGCCGACCAAGGAACTGATGAAGCTGGTGCTGGAGGAGAAAATTGCCCACGGCGGACACCCAGTGCTGCGGTGGATGATGGATAACATCTTCATCCGCACCGACCCGGCGGGGAACATCAAGGCGGACAAGGAAAAATCCACGGAGAAGATTGACGGCGCAATCGCTACCATCATGGGACTTGACCGTGCGATCCGATGTGGGAATGATACGGGAGCTTCGGTTTATGACAGCCGGGGCCTTTTGTTTATCTGAAAGGACGGTGATTTGATATGGGTATCTTTTCCGGGCTTTTCCGTTCCAGGGATAAGCCCCAGAACCGCACTACAGGCAGTGCCTACAGCTTTTTCTTTGGCGGCAGTTCGGCTGGCAAGCGCGTTAATGAACGCTCTGCTATGCAGATGACGGCGGTGTATGCCTGCGTCCGTATCTTATCGGAAGCTGTGGCAGGCCTGCCGCTGCACCTTTACCGCTATAAGGAGGACGGCGGCAAGGAGAAAGCCATCGACCATCCGCTGTATCTTTTACTGCATGACGAGCCAAACCCGGAGATGAGTTCCTTCGTGTTCCGGGAGACGCTTATGACCCACCTTTTGCTGTGGGGCAATGCTTATGCACAGATTATCCGCAACGGAAAAGGTGAAGTGATTGCCCTCTATCCGCTGATGCCGGACCGGATGACGGTGAACCGTGACAGCAATGGACAGCTTTATTACGAATACACCGTCAGCATGGATGATGCGCCCACAGTCAAAGGCAGCCTTGTCCGGCTGCAACCCTCCGATGTGCTGCATATCCCAGGGCTTGGCTTTGACGGGCTGGTGGGGTATTCCCCTATCGCTATGGCAAAAAACGCCATCGGCATGGCGATTGCCTGTGAGGAATACGGGGCGAAGTTCTTTGCAAACGGTGCGGCCCCTGGCGGCGTCCTGGAGCATCCGGGTACCATCAAAGACCCGCAGCGTGTCCGGGAAAGCTGGCAGTCCACCTTTGGAGGCAGCGGCAATGCCAATAAGATCGCTGTCTTAGAGGAAGGCATGAAATATACGCCCATCGGCATCTCGCCGGAACAGGCGCAGTTTCTGGAAACCAGAAAATTTCAGATCAATGAGATCGCCCGGATTTTCCGGGTGCCGCCCCACATGGTGGGCGACCTGGAGAAGTCGAGCTTTTCTAATATTGAGCAGCAGTCTCTGGAGTTCGTGAAATACACGCTGGAGCCCTGGCTGGTGCGATGGGAGCAGTCCATCCAGAGGACGTTGCTTTCCCCGGAGGAAAAGAAGCAGTACTTTGCCAAGTTCAATGTGGAAGGGCTGCTCCGGGGCGATTATGCCAGCAGGATGACCGGCTACGCTACGGCAAGGCAGAACGGCTGGATGAGCGCCAACGACATCCGGGAACTGGAGAACATGGACCGCATCCCTGCCGAGGAAGGCGGAGACCTGTACCTTATCAATGGCAATATGCTCCCGCTGGGGAATGCGGGCGCTTTTGCAGATACACAAACGGGAAAGGAGGAAACCCCCGATGAAGAAGTTCTGGAAGTGGAAGAACCAGGCGGAGACGGAGACAGCCCCGGCGGAGCGGACGCTGTTCCTGAACGGCACCATCGCCGAGGAAAGCTGGTTTGACGATGACGTCACGCCGCAGCTTTTTAAAGAGGAACTGATGGGCGGAAGCGGAGACATCACGGTTTGGATCAACAGCCCCGGCGGTGACTGCGTAGCGGCGGCCCAGATTTATAACATGCTGATGGACTATCCGCATAACGTGACTGTGAAGATCGATGGTATCGCAGCCAGCGCCGCCTCGGTTATTGCGATGGCTGGCACGAAGGTGCTGGTATCGCCGGTGTCCATGATGATGATCCACAATCCCATGACTGTGGCCATGGGTGATACCGCAGAGATGCAGAAAGCCATCGAGATGCTTGGCAGCGTGAAGGATTCCATCATCAACGCCTATGAAATCAAGACCGGGCTGTCCCGCGCCAAGTTGTCCCATCTGATGGACGCTGAGACCTGGATGGACGCGAACAAGGCGGTGGAGCTTGGCTTTGCCGATGATATTCTCAAACGCTCCGATGTACCGGAGGACATGGAGCCGCCTGCGGTGTCCATGCTCTATTCCAAAGCGGCTGTGGTTAACTCCCTCATGGATAAGATTGCAGCCAAGTGCAGGACCAACCCTAAGAAAATTGAAGATTCCAAACCCAAGGGCCGCTCCGTAGACAGTCTCTACGAGCGGCTCAATCTTTTGAAAAATTAAGGAGGATACCACAATGACGATTCTTGAACTGCGCGAGAAGCGAGCCAAAGCCTGGGAAGCCGCAAAGGCATTTTTGGATTCCCATAGAAACGATAAAGGCATCCTATCTGCCGAGGATGATGCCGCCTACACCCGCATGGAGCAGGAGATCACCGACCTGGGCAAGGAGATTGCCCGCCTGGAACGCCAGGAGGCACTGGATGCAGAACTGAACCGCCCGGTGAACAAGCCCTTGACGGGTAAGCCTATGAACGGCAAGGAGAAGGCTAAAACTGGCCGTGCGGCGGATGAATACCGCCAGAACTTCTGGAACATGATGCGCTCCAAAGCACCGATGCCTTCTGTGGTAAACGCGCTGCAGATCGGCACGGATTCCGAGGGCGGGTATCTGGTGCCGGATGAATATGAGCGTACTCTGGTAGAGGCACTGGAAGAAGAGAATATCTTCCGCCAGCTTGCAAAGGTGATCCAGACCTCCAGCGGCGACCGGAAGATCCCGGTGGTGGCATCCAAGGGAACTGCCTCCTGGATCGATGAGGAGGGAGCCTACACGGAAAGCGATGACTCCTTTGCGCAGGTATCCATTGGAGCCTACAAGCTGGGAACGATGATCAAGGTTTCCGAGGAACTGTTAAATGACAGTGTATTTGACCTGGAGTCCTATATTGCCAGGGAGTTTGCGAGAAGGATCGGAACCAAAGAAGAGGAAGCCTTCTTTACCGGGGACGGTACCGGAAAGCCTCTGGGAATCCTGGCTGCCTCTGGCGGTGCGGAAACCGGTGTGACGGCGGCATCCGCTACTGCGGTGACAGCGGATGAACTGATAGATCTGTTCTACTCTCTGAAATCCCCGTACCGTAAAAATGCGGTATGGGTTTTGAACGACTCCACCATCAAGGCTATCCGCAAGCTGAAGGATAACAACGGCCAGTACCTGTGGCAGCCGTCCCTGGTAGCCGGTACGCCGGATACGATCCTTGGCCGGCCGGTGAAAACCTCCGCTTATATGCCTGCCATTGCGGCCGGGGCGAAGACCATCGCTTTTGGTGATTTCTCTTATTATTGGATCGCAGACCGCCAGGGGCGTTCCTTTAAACGCCTGAACGAACTGTATGCGGCAAACGGTCAGGTGGGCTTCCTTGGTTCCCAGAGAGTGGACGGCAAGATGATCCTTCCAGAGGCTGTTAAGGTGCTGGTACAGAAAGCCGGATCTGCGGGTTAAGGATACAGATAACTATGGAAGGGCGTGAGGATAGCGGCCATGCCCTTCCACCCTGTTGGAGGTGAGGATGATGGTGGTAACGCTGGAAGAGATGAAACAGTATCTTCGGGTTGATTATGAAGATGATGACCAGTTGATTACGGGTTTTATAGCATCGGCGGAGCAGCTTTGCCGGGATGTCCTCCGGGCTGATGAAACAACGGATTTGGAAAAGGATGGGACCGTAAAAATTGCTGTCATGTATGCAGCCGCATATTTCTATGAACACCGGGAGGAAGCGGACCATCATGATTTGGCTCTGACAATCCGCTCCCTTCTGTTTGGCTCAAGGAAGGAGGCTTTCTGATGAAAATTGAACTGCTGAATGTCAGGATTTTCATATCAAAGAGTACGGTGGTCACCGATGCCATCGGAAACCGCCGGAATGAATGGCAGCCTTTCTATACCTGTTATGCGACGGTCAGCGGCGAGGCCGGGAAAGAACAGACTGACGCAGGGATGGTGGTGGATGACTCCAATATTGATTTTACGATCCGCTGGTGCAAAAAGGCGGCTGAAATTGATAGCACCCATTTCCGGGTGGAATTCAATGGGGAGCTTTACAACATCGCCGCTGTGGATCATATGAACTACAGGCGCAAGAGTATCAAGCTGTCCTGTGAGAAAGTGAGGCGGTAGCGATGGGAAGGAAAATTTCTATCAGCCAGCTTTCCGCTGCTGTAATGGAGCAGCTGAACGAGTACGCAGAATTGGCCACGGAGGATATGAAGGAAGCGGTGAAAAAGGCAGGTACGGCTGTCCGGAAGGATATTGAAGCCAGCGCACCAAGGAATACCGGGGACTACGCAAAAAGCTGGGCTGTGAAAACCACAAAGGAAAGTTCCAATGCCCTACAGGTAACCGTGCATTCACGGAACCGGTATCAGCTTGCTCATCTGCTGGAGTATGGCCATGCGAAGCGTGGCGGTGGCCGGGTAGCTGCAAGGCCCCACATTGCTGCTGCGGAAGAGGCTGGAATTGAGCAGCTGGAGCGTGAGATTGAGAGGAGCCTGACAAATGGATGATTTGGTGAAACTTTTGGAGGAAACGGGCATCCCTTTTGCCTATGACCACTTTGCGGAAGGGGAATCCCCCGATCCTCCGTTCATCTGCTGCCTTCTGCCCCAGAGCGATAACTTTTCCGCAGACGGGAAGGTTTATCTGAAGGTCAGCAGCGTGAATATCGAACTGTACACAGACAGCAAAGATTTGTCTGTCGAACAGAAACTGGAAGCCGTGTTGGATACGCACGGTATTTTTTATGACAAAACAGAGGTCTGGATCGAGAGCGAGAAACTCTATGAAGTCCTCTACTCGTTTGAAATGGAGGTTTGATTTTTATGGGAAACAAGGTCAAGTATAACTTGAAAAATGTCCACGCTGCAAAGCTGACCGAGACGGATTCCGATGGCACGACCACCTTTTCGTATGCGGAGCCGAAGGCAATCCCCGGCGCAGTGAGTATCAGCTTGGATGCAGAGGGTGAAACCAGCCCATTCTATGCGGATGGTATTGTTTACTTCCGTAGTGTGACCAATAACGGTTACAGCGGCGATTTGGAGATTGCCCTGATCCCGGAGTGGTTCCGCACGGAGATCCTTCAGGAGAAGCTGGATGCAAAAGGGGTGCTGGTCGAAAACAGTGGAGTCGGCGAGAGTGTGAAATTTGCCCTGCTTTTTGAATTTGACGGGGATGTGAACGCTATCCGCCATGTGCTATATAACTGTTCTGCCTCCCGCCCGTCTATCGAGTCGGAAACGAAGGAAGATACGATTGAACCGGGTACAGAGACACTGTCCATTACCGCCGATCCCCGTTCCGATGGGCTGGTCAAGGCCAGAACCGGCGATACAACAGATGCCGGTACTTATGCGAATTGGTATAAGGCAGTGTACACACCGACTGAAGATGAACCGGAAGAAACAACTGGTCAGGGAGGTAGCGTATGATCAAGCGTGAGATAGAAATCAGCGGGAAGAAGGTGCCGTTCCGTTCCTCTGCCACGATCCCCCGCCTGTATCGGGCGAAGTTTAAGAGGGATATTTTCAAGGATCTGTCCAAGCTGGAAAAATCCTATAGGGGAAAGACGGAAAACGGTGAGGAGCTGCAGATCGAGGACCTGGAGATTTTTGAGAACGTGGCCTATGTGATGGCCTACCATGCGGACAACAGCATACCGGCGAACATAGAGGACTGGCTGGATCAGTTCGATATGTTCTCCATTTATGAGGTGCTGCCGCAGATTCTGGAACTGTGGGGCGAGAACCTTGTGACGGATGTGACGTCAAAAAAAAGATTGGCAGAAGTGAGCGGGAAATGACCACGCCGCTGTTCCTTCTGCGAAGCGTGGAACTGGGGATTTCCATCCGGGATCTGGATTTGCTTACGATTGGGCTGGTTCTGGATATGTGGACGGAAAAATCCAATGACGGCGTGAAATATAAGCGGCTTGCCACTCAGGAGGACTTCGATAAGTTCTGAGGCAGCATCGGTTAGAAATAATCGGTGCTTTTTTCATGCTCGGAGCAATCCGGGCTTTTTTCATGCCCATTTTTAAGGAGGTGAGGGTTGTGGCGAACCGGATTAAGGGTATCACAGTTGAGATCGGTGGCGATACCACAGGGCTTGATAAGGCGCTGAAGAGCGTCAATTCTTCTATCACGAAAACACAGTCTGCCTTAAATGATGTAAACCGTCTGCTAAAACTCGATCCTTCCAATACGGTGCTGGTGGCGCAGAAGCAGGAACTGCTAGCTCAGGCGATAAGCCAGACGGAAGAAAAACTGTCGGCTCTGGAAGCCGCACAGGAGCAGGTGGCCGCAGCCTTTGCCCGTGGGGATATTGGGGCGGATAAGTATCAGGCGTTCCAGCGGGAGATTGAGGAAACCCGTGGAAAGCTGAACAAATATAAGGCTGACCTTTCCGATTTGCAGACAGAGCAGGATGCCCTTTCCCAGAATACTGCACGGCTGGAAAAACTGTTTGCTGCTATGGGAACGGAAGTCGATGACTATGCGGATGTCCTTGGCAGTCGGCTGACCTCTGCGATTAAAAATGGTACGGCGAATTCTGACCAGCTGCGGACGGCCCTTGAGAAGATCGGAAAGTCTGCCACAGGAGGGAAAGCCGATATCCGCCAGCTGACGGACGCTCTGGACACGGTGGATGACGGGCAGGCGATCCAAAACCTGATCCAGCAGTTAAGAGAGGCCGGAGACGCTGCGGAAAATACAGCGGACGATGTGGGCCAGATTGCTGAAAACACGAAAGGCGCTGCGCTGATGCAGGCAGCGGATCAGCTGTCTGCCGTGGGCGATAAGATACAGGAAATCGGGGATAAGGCACTGGATGCCTATACCGATACCGAGAACGCCGTGACCAAGGTGAATGCTTACTTTGGAGAGACGGGACAGGCAGCGGAGCAGTCCGCAAATGTCATTAAAAACGTGTACTCTGCCGGTGTGGGCGAAAGTATGGACGCTGTGGCCAATGCGGTTCTGATGGTCAAAAAGAACCTTGGGGATTTGAGTGAAACCGATCTGACCAACCTGACCCAGCAGGCGATCACTTTAGAGGAACTGTACGGCATTGACATGAATGAGACCCTTCGAGGCGTCAATTCCCTCATGCAACAGTACGGTCTGACCGCTCAGCAGGCGATGGACTACATCGTGGTGGGTACCCAGAACGGTCTGGATAAGACCAATGAACTGGGGGATAACCTTTCCGAGTATGCGGGTAAATTCGCACAGGCCGGGTATTCTGCCTCGGAGTATTTCCAGCTGCTGGACAATGGTCTGAAGAACGGCGCTTACAACCTTGACAAGGTCAACGATGCCATCAATGAGGTCACCACCCGTCTGGTGGACGGCACCATTGGGGAGTCCATCGGCATGTTCTCCACGAAAACACAGGAGCTGTTTACCTCTTGGCAAAATGGCGGTGCTACCCAGAAACAGGTCATTGACTCCATTGTGGCGGATATCGCCGGGTGTACGAATCAGCAGGAAGCCTTAAACCTTGCGGCGCTGGCCTTTGGTACGATGGCCGAGGACGGGAACCTGAAATTCATCACGTCCCTGACCTCGGTAGGAAGTACCTATGATAGCGTGAAGGGTTCCGCACAGGGCCTGTTTGATGCAACGACCACGCCCATGCAGGAGATGGAGTCCAACACCCGAAAGCTGCAGCAGTCCCTTGTCCCTCTGGGAGAAAAGCTGGCGGAGATCGCCAATACGATCCTGCCGCCACTGGTCAGTGTGATCCAGACGGTGAGCGGATGGTTTGCGCAGCTGCCGGGGCCGGTGCAGAACTTTATCGTCATTCTTGGCGCTTTGCTGGCAGCCTTTACGGCATTGACTCCGGTGATTGCGGCCTTGGCGGTGTCGGTAGGTGCATTGAATATCTCCCTCCTACCGATCATTGCCGTGATTGCGGCGGTAGCGGCAGCCATTGCCGGGATTATCGCCATCATCCAGAACTGGGGTGCCATCACGGAGTGGTTTGGAAACCTGTGGAATACCATCTGCACAGGGATCGGCACCATGATCGAGAGTGTGAAAACGTGGTTTTCAAACCTCTGGACACACCTGCAGAATGTCTGGAACGGCATCTGCAACGTGGTGCAGACCGCAGTGATGCTGCTTGGCTCCATCATTCAGGGAGCCGTGGACATCATCACGCTGCCTTTCCGGTTTATCTGGGAGAACTGCAAAGACATCGTTGTTTCTGTATGGGACAGTATTAAAAATACGGTCAGTTCCGTGCTGTCGGCCATCTCCGGTGTGATCTCCAGCATCATGGGAGCGATCCGTAACGTCATCAGTTCGATCTGGGACGCCATCAGCAGCAAGGTATCCGCAGTGGTGAACGCCATCAAAAATACAGTGACCTCTGTCTTTAATGCCATTAAGTCCGTAGCTTCTTCGGTTTGGAATGGCGTCAAGTCGGTCATTTCAACCGTGGTTGATGGAATTAAGAGCAAGGTTTCCAGTGTGTTTAATGCGGTAAAGAGTACCGTGACTTCCGTATTCAACGGAATCAAAAGTACCGCCACCACAGTGTGGAATGGGATTAAGACCGCCATCACGAAGCCGATTGAAGCGGCAAAGAATACGATCAAAGGGATCGTGGATAAGATCAGCGGCTTCTTCTCCGGCATGAAGCTGGAGCTGCCGAAGATCAAACTGCCGCATTTCAAGATCACGGGTAAGTTATCTCTTGCTCCGCCGAGTGTTCCCCACCTGTCGATTGACTGGTATAAGGAAGGCGGTATCATGACGAAACCGACCATCTTTGGCATGAATGGCAGCAGCCTGATGGCGGGTGGTGAGGCTGGCCGGGAAGCGGTTCTTCCGCTCAAAGGCTTTTACCAGCAGCTGGATCAGATGATCTCCAGCTATCTGAATACCAGTGCTTTGGAGAAATATCTGGCGATCATTGCGGAGAACAGCAGCAAGGGGCTGTATCTGGATGACGGGACGCTGGTGGGGCATCTGCTCCCCGCCATTGACAGCGGCCTTGGGAAAACACAGAAACTGCAAAGGAGGCTGAGCCTATGAGGGCAGACGTAAAAATCAACGACCGTTGGATGTATGCGATGGGCTGGCTCCGGGAGGAGATTGACTTTCCCACGCCGCAGTCGCAGACCAACACGGTTGTGGTACCGGGGCGCAATGCTCCGATCCGCTTTACGGAGGCGCTTGGGCGGGTGTCCTACCAGCCCCGGAGCTTTTCGATTACCTTATCCATGTTGGGGAGCCGGGAAAAGTTTAATCAGAGGAAAGATATTCTCGCCAATCTTTATGCCGGACAGCTGTGTCAGGTGATCTTAAGTGAGGAGCCGGATCTGTATGCTGTGGGTACCTTGGAACTGGAACCCGCCTATGATCCCCTCACCGGAAAGGGGCAGATGATGCTGTCCTGCTCGGACGGAGATTCCTACCGGTATCACACAGAAGAAACGGAGGTCTCCATTACTGGAGGCGGCACGGTGATCCTGAACAATGACTACATGCCTGTCGTACCCACGGTAGTAACGACAGCGGAAACAGCACTGAGCTGGAGCATTGGCTCTGATACCTTCCGCAAATCCGTCAGCGCCGGGACATGGACGTTCCCGGAACTGGAACTGCAGGAAGGGCAGAACTCGCTCAGCATTACGGGAGAAGGAACGGTCACCTTCCGGTATCGGGAGGGACGCCTATGAGTTTGTTTCGAGTGTTTGTGGATGGCCAGTTGTTTTACCATCCCCGTCTGTCCCAGCTTTCCATCACGGAGGCGAAGGTGCAGGAGGATGCAGAGAATATCGACAGCCTGACCCTTTCTGCCCCGTTCAACCATCCCTATCTTTCTTCCATTCAGCCGATGGCTTCGACCATTGTCTGTAAGAAGGATGATCTCACGGTCTTTGAGGGGCGGGCTTTGGATGACGGCACGGATTTTTATAACACCCACACATGGACGTGCGAGTCCTGCCTTGCGTATCTGAAGGACACCATGCAGCCTCCATTTTCCTATCAGGGGCCGCTCCGTGGCCTGCTGGAGCAGTTCCTCTCTGTGCATAACGCTGCCGTGGAGGAAAAGAAGCAGTTTACCCTTGGTACGGTGACAGTGACGGATAACAACGATTATATCAGCTACAGCAATTCCGACTATTCTGTGACGCTGGACGCCATACAGGACAAGCTGGTCAAGACACATGGCGGGTACTTACAGGTGCGTTATACGGAAGACGGGAAGGTGCTGGATTATCTGGAGGACTTTCCAGACCGGTCGCTGCAGACCGTGGAGTTTGGCAAGAATCTCACGGATGTGAAGATTACCCGTGACCACACGGAGCGGGTGACGGCTCTGATTCCGCTGGGGGCGAAACTTACAGAGACTGACGAGGATGGCAACGAAACCGAGACGGACACCCGGCTGGATATTACAGCGGTGAACGATGGAAAAAACTACGTGTACGATGAAGAAGCAGTGAAAGAGATCGGCTGGATCTGGACGACCGAAGTCTGGGAGGATGTGACACTGGCGGGAAACCTGCTGCGCAAAGCCAAGGCCCGGATCGCAGAACTGGCCAAAGGCGTCACCAGCATGGAACTGACCATCGTGGATGAGTCCGATACGGGTGCGGATATCGGGGACATTCGGGCAAGGATGTATGTCCGGTGTATTTCCAAGCCACACGGGATTGACGGGACATACCTGTGTCTCAGCCGGACACGGGATTATCTTGACCCTTCCGGCAATACCATCACCATCGGGGCGGCAGGCGTCCGGCTGACTTCCCAGTCTGCGAAGCAAGACCAGAACATCACTTCCATTGAGGATGACCTGCTGGGGCAGACTTCCAAGATCGAGGTGATTACGGGGAAAGTGGATCAGATCAATGCCCAGAAGATGTACCGGACAGAACTGGTGGTGGATGGGGTGAACATCTTCCGGGATAAGGGACAGAAAAGCATCCTTCGCTGCCGGGTGTATTCGTGGGATAAGGAGATCACGGATACCCTTCCGGTCAGCAGTTTTGTCTGGCACCGGAATTCCGGCCGGGAAGACCTTGATGCCGACTGGGACAGTTCCCATACGGGCATGAAATCCATCACGGTTACTACGGAAGATGTGACGGACAACGCATCGTTTTATTGTGAAATCACGATTTAAACAGGAGGAGACGAACATGGCAATTTTGACTTCCAGCCAGCAGACCTTTGTGGATATCACAGACCAGAGGAAACTGTCGGCCTATATCACATCCAATCTGCCGAAGTCGCAGATTGAAGACCCTAACGTGCTGCCCCATACCTATGCGCCGGACTGGGCCAGCACACCTTTGACCCTTACCCCGGTGGTGTTCCTTGACCAGACCAATCTGGCGCTGGACGCATCGGGGCTTACGATTTCGTGGAAACGGAAGGAGGGAAACGGAGCGGAGGCAGCGCTGACCTCCGGGGAGAGTGTCTCTAAAGGCGTTCTAACGGTCAATGCCAACAAGTTGGCGGCAGCCACTTCTGGGATGCTCACCTACCTCTGCTATATCAGCTATTACGACTCGGAGACAAAGAATACCGTCAACATCTCCGCTGACATCACTTATACACTGATCCGCAATGCGGAGAATGCCAGGTTGGCCTATCTTGCTGCAGATACTTATGTATTTAAGTATGACGCCAATTCTTCTCTGGTCGGGGCGGCGCAGGCTACTTTGACGGCACAGGTGCAGGGAGTCACGATTACGGCATGGCAGTATAAGGACAGCACCGGGGCATGGAAGGATTATCCCACGACTCCGGACAACGCCAGCATTTCCGGCGGTACTTTAGTAGTGAAACCGGATCATGCTGTCTTTTTTAATGGGGTGGCCCAGATCAAGCTGGCGACCAATGACCCGGATGTTTATGATACGACTTCCCTCACGAAGATCTATGATGGCTCCCAGGGCGAACCGGGTGCAGCCGGAACGGGCGGACTTTCCGTCATCCTTGGGAATGAGGCGCAGAACATTGCCTGTACCTCCGGCGGTATGGTAGTAGCAGCTACGGATATCACAATCCCATTTATGGGGTATGTGGGAATTTCACAGGTTGCCTGCACCTGCACGGTAGGGGCGTTACCTTCTGGCGTGACAGTCAAGAGTAATACAGCTGCAACTGCCTCCAGAGCCGGATCGGTGGTACTGACCTTTGCCGCCAATGCGACCCTTGGAGGTGCAACCGTTCTGAATGGTACGATAGACCTGACCTTTACCGTGTCCGGGGCATCTGTTGTGAAGAAGTTTGCATGGACAAAATCCAACAAGGGCAGCAACGGAGCCAGCGGTGCCAATGCGATTGTGTTCTCCGTGTATGCACCGGAAGGTACTGTTGTCATTAACCAGTCCGGCAGCCTTGCGTTGGCAGCGGTTGGTTATGACGGCGCTTCTGAGATTACGACAGGAGCTACCTATCAGTGGGCGAAATACACGGGCGGTGAATGGGAGGATATCAGTGATGAAACTTCTTCTACCCTGTCTGTATCGGGGGCAGATATCGTGAATATCCAGTCCTACCGCTGCACGATGACCTATAAGGGTAATACCTATGAGGATGTGATCACGGTAGAAGATAAATCCGACCCTTATGTATCGGAGATGCTTTCCATCGGAGGTTTTACGGTCAAGAACAATCTCGGCGGTGTGGTGCCTTATGTGATCGTCCGTACCAACCAGAAGGAAGTCGATCCGCTGCTCGGCAGTATCTCGGAGACGGTTCCGTCCAATCCAGAGGAAGGTGACTTCTGGTATCAGGTGGATCATTCTGCACAGACGGTTACGCTGATGAAGTATTCCGGCTCGGCTTGGGCGGCTGCGACAGAGAAACAGTCGTTGACCTACACATGGTATGCGCAGGACAAGGATGGTCATGCGACAGAGTTTGATAAGGCCGGGAAGGTGATTTACCTTTCCGCAGCGGATATTGACAGTATCCTGACGCTGCAGTGTGATGTATCCAACTGACCGGAGGTGATCGCATGGCGCTTATCACCAGCTGTCAGGCAACCTTCCAGAATTTCTCCGGTTATGAGGATGACCTTGCCTCCTTGGAGGAAAACATCCGGGAATGCTACTCCGAGATCACGAAAACCTCGGAACAGATCAATATGTCCGTCCGGGAGGAATTCATTTCCCGCTCAGAAATGGAGACGATCCAGAAGGATTTTGAAACCAGCATTACTCAGAGCAGCACAGAAATCCGGATGGATTTCACTACGATTACGGACGAAATCAAGGAAAATGTCTCTACGAACCAGTTGCTTTTAGAGGAATATATCCGGTTTAAAGGTGCTTTGATTGAACTGGGAAAAGTCGGGAACGCCTTCACAGCAGAACTATCCAACGAGGAACTGGCCTTTAAAGAGAATGGGCAGAAGATTGCCTATATCTCCAACCAGAGCCTTGTGATTACCAATGCGGAGATCCGCAACAAGCTATCCCTCGGTAATGAAAGCCGGGGGTGGTTTGATTTTATACCGAGAACCAATGGGAACCTTTCGATCAAATGGAGAGGTCCCGTCTAAGATGCTGAGAAACGGAAGGGGTGAGAACGATGGCATCCAGCGGCAGTTTTTCCGGTTCCATCCGGGACGGCCATTATAAGCTGCGGGTGGACTGGTCGCAGAGCAAGAATGTCTCTGCCAATACGTCTACGGTTACCTGTAAGCTGTATCTGGTGAATGACTGGAGTCTGAATATCAGTGGGCGAAGCGACAATACCTGCACCATTGACGGATCGGCTCAGACTTTTTCCTCCCCAGCGATTAGTACCACGGGGACGCATTTGCTGGGAACGGTATCAAGGACGGTCAATCATGCCAGCGATGGCAGTAAGTCCTTAGCGATTTCAGCAGTGTTCCAGATCCGGGCAACCTTAAGTGGGACGTACTATGGAACAATCACAGCCAGCGCCAACATTACGCTGGATAGCATCCCCCGTGCCTCCAGCGTATCTGCTGCGAATATGACGATGGGGTCTGCCGGTACGATTTCGATCAGCCGTGCTTCTTCCGCTTTTACGCATACGCTGACGTATTCCTTTGGAAATACCAGCGGGACAATTGCAACCAAGACAACGGCAACTTCTGTATCATGGACGCCAGCTCTTTCGCTGGCCAGCCAGATCCCGAATGCGACCAGCGGAACCTGCACGATCACCTGTACCACTTATAACGGGAATACGAACATCGGCTCTAAAACCTGTACGCTGACGCTAAGTGTTCCTGCCAGTGTGAAACCGACTATTTCCAGCCTGACTGCTTCCCGGATTGATGGAGAAGTGCCAAGTACATGGGGAATTTATGTGCAGACAAAGTCCAAGGTAAAGCTAACCATCAACGGGGCGGCTGGAAGTAATGGATCCACCATCAAATCCTATTCCATTACCGGTGGCGGGTACAGTGGTTCCGCTTCCACGCTGACGACAGGTTTCCTCAATAATTCCGGGACGATTACCTTTAAGGCCACCGTAACGGATTCCAGAGGCCGGGTATCGGCGGAGGCTTCCGTTTCGATCACGGTGACCGCCTATTCCCCGCCATATTTCAATTCATCCCTGTCCCAGCGGTGCTTAAGCAATGGGACGCTGGATGATGACGGGACATACATCCATGCGCTGGTGTCCTTTGGCTATTCCACTTGTGGTGGGAAGAATACTCTCAAAACTTCTGTCCAGTACAAGCAGGTGGCTGCGGAGCAGTGGACGGACGCCGGGGTGACCTTTACCTCCAATACGGCCTTCACCTACGGCAAAGGGCAGATCTCTACGGAGACGTCCTATGATGTACGGTACACACTGGAGGATGCGTTTTCCACCATTTCCGTACAGGAGATCGTCTCCACGGCTGCCGTGGTCATGGACTTTAAGAGCGGCGGCAAAGGCGTGGCGATTGGGAAGGTATCAGAAAGCGATAATACCTTCGAGGTGGCCGAGAACTGGGATGTGAAGGTCTATGGGATGCTGCTGAAGGAATACATCCAGCAGTTTGCCAAGACCATGTACCCCGTGGGAAGCATTTATATGAGTGTTAGCTCAACCAATCCTTCCACCTATTTTGGCGGGACGTGGGTGGCATGGGGCAGCGGCCGGGTGCCGGTAGGAATTAACACATCGGATAGCAACTTTAATACGGTGGAGAAAACTGGTGGCGCATCGGCGGTTACTCTGACTACCAGCCAGATGCCAAGCCATACGCATACGTTCACCGGAAGTTCTACCACGACCAACAGTGCAGGCGGTCATACGCACAATATTGGCCGTGATACGGATGGAGGTGCAGGCAGCAGCCGCTATACAGTGCATAGTGCAGGAACTTCTGGGGCGCAGGCTACCTCCCCGACCAGCAGTGCTGGGGCGCATACTCACTCACTGACTCCAAAAGGAAAGAACGCAAATACGGGAGGTGGTGGCTCCCACACCAACCTGCAGCCCTATATCGTCTGCTATATGTGGAAGCGGACAGCATAACTTCATATTTCCTGGAAATCAGCGACTGTTCTTCGGAGCGGTCGCTTTTTTCATACCAACATTTCAAAGGAGGAACGCATCATGAAAGAATTCTGGAACACCATCCAACTCATTTTTTTCGCTGTGGGCGGCTGGCTGGGGTATTTCCTTGGAGGCTGTGACGGTTTGCTTTATGCCCTCATCGCCTTCGTGGTGATCGACTACATCACGGGTGTGATGTGTGCCATCATCAACCGGGAGTTATCCAGCGCAGTCGGTTTCAAGGGGATCTTCCGCAAAGTGCTGATCTTCCTGCTGGTCGGGATCGCGAACATCATCGATGTGCAGGTGATTGGTACGGGAGCAGTCTTACGGACAGCGGTGATCTTCTTCTACATCTCCAATGAAGGCGTGAGCCTGCTGGAGAATGCGGGACATCTGGGACTACCGATCCCGGAAAAGATCAAAACGGTATTAGAGCAGCTCCATGACAGAGCAGAGAAAGAGGAGGAAAAATAATATGGCTTACACAAACAGTTCCTTGGTATCTTACACAAAACTCAGCCCCAATCATTCCGGTCAGAGGACACATTCCATTGACCGGATCACGCCCCATTGCGTGGTCGGCCAGCTGACGGCAGAGAGCATCTGCGGATGCTTTACCAGCCCGTCCAGAGAGGCCAGCTGTAACTATGGTATTGGAAAGGATGGGAAGATCGCTCTTTGCGTGGAGGAGAAGAACCGCTCCTGGTGTTCTTCCAGCAGCGCCAACGACCAGCGGGCAGTCACCATCGAGTGTGCCAGCGACCTGAATGCTCCCTACGCAATGACCACCGCCGTTTACAATTCCCTTGTGAAGCTGTGTACAGACATCTGCAAGCGGAATGGTAAGAAGAAACTTCTCTGGCTGGGGGATAAGAATAAGACGCTCAACTATTCCCCGAAGTCTGATGAGATGGTGCTGACCGTCCATCGCTGGTTTGCAAACAAGTCCTGTCCGGGAGACTGGCTGTATTCCCGCCTTGGGGATCTGGCCTCCAAGGTAACAGCGGCGCTGGGAGGCTCCACCTCCGGCTCGACAGGCTCGGTCTTATACCGTGTCCGCAAAAGCTGGTCGGATGCCAAGAGCCAGAAGGGAGCCTTCAACAATCTGGATAATGCCAAGAAATGCGCTGACTCCAATGCGGGATATTCTGTGTATGATGAGAGCGGCAAAGTTGTCTACACCGGAAAGCAGGCTGGATCTGGAGGTTCCTTTCTGGTACAGGTAACAGCAACCGACCTGAACATCCGCAAAGGCCCTGGTACGAATTATGCCAAGACCGGAAAGTATACGGGGAAAGGCGTATTCACGATTACCGAGGTAAAATCCGGTACGGGTTCCACTGCAGGCTGGGGGAAACTCAAGAGCGGCGCTGGCTGGATTTCCCTGGATTACTGTAAGCGTCTTTAAGTAAAAAGAGGAAGAATAGGATTGCCCGTGGGCTGTGCGAGAGATGCATGGCCTGCGGGCCTTATTTTTTTGCCTGCGATACCCCCTCAAAGCACCGGGAAAATCTCCGTATTCTGAAGGAGGTATCCTTCGGATGGGAGGAATACCATGCAGGTGACAAAGGTAACGGATGGTTTTCAGAACCAGACGGCAGAGAGAAAACGCTTCACAGACGAGGAACTGCAAAAGGAATTTGACTATTACATGGCGCAGAAACTGCTGGAAAATCTGAGGGAGGCAGGCCTGATTACCAAGGAAGAATTGGACAAAATCACGGCGAAAAACCGCCAGTCTTTCTCTCCTTATCTGGCCCGGATTATGCCCTGAATGACTTGCTATTTGCAGGTTTTAGAGCGAATATGTCCGTACCGAAAGAGAGGTGAGAGGATGAAACGGATCACAAAGATTGCGGAGAATGCATCCCTTGGGAAGAAGAAAATCAGAGTGGCTGCTTACTGCCGGGTGTCTACAGCCAGTGAGGAACAGCTTGTCAGCCTGGCAGCGCAGAAGGCACACTATGAAAACTATATCAAATCCAATGACGAGTGGGAATTTGCCGGACTTTACTATGACGAAGGCATCTCTGGCACGAAAAAAGAAAAGCGGGATGGGCTGCTGGCGATGGTTGCCGCCTGCGAGAGAGGAACGATTGACTTCATCATTACCAAGTCTATCAGCCGGTTTGCCAGAAATACCACGGACTGTCTGGAACTGGTGCGGAAACTGCTGGACTTAAATATTTACATCTATTTTGAAAAAGAAAATATAAACACAGGCTCTATGGAAAGCGAATTGATGCTTTCCATCTTAAGCGGCCTGGCAGAAAGCGAATCCGTGTCTATTTCTGAAAATGAGAAGTGGGGCATCAAGCGGCGGTTCCAGAATGGCACCTTTATTATTTCCTATCCCCCATATGGCTATGCCAACGTGGATGGGGAAATGATGATTGTGCCGGAGCAGGCAGAGATCGTGAAACAGATTTTTGCGGATACGCTGGCAGGGAAAAGTACCCATGAGATTGCAAAAGGGCTGAATGAGCGGGGGATTGCCACCAAGAAGGGCGGGCGATGGACGCCGAGTACCATTAACGGCATCATTGGGAATGAGAAATATACCGGAGATGTCCTGTTCCAGAAGACCTATACAGATAACAGCTTTAACCGCCATCAGAACCGGGGAGAAGTTGACCAGTATCTCATGCAGAACCACCATGAAGCGATTATCAGCCGGGAAGAGTTTGAACGTGCTAATGCGGTTTTGAAACAGCGTGGACGGGAAAAAGGGAATGGTCATGACACCGGGAGATATCAGAACCGGTACGGCTTTTCCGGCCGGATCTATTGCGGGGAATGCGGCAGTAAATATAAAAGGCGGCTGCATTATAAACCCAGCGGCCAATATGTGGCGTGGAGTTGTGTCACCCATCTGGCAGACAAGGAGCGCTGCTCTCAGAAATACATTACGGATGACGCCCTGAAACTGGCGTTTGTTACCATGATGAACAAACTGGTCTTCGGTCAGCAGATGGTGCTGCGTCCTCTTTTGCAAAGCCTGCGGGGACTGAATGATCAGTCCCGGCTGCTAAAGATCGAAGAACTGGAAACAGCCATCGAGAAAAACAGGGAGCAGAAACAGGTGCTGACAAACCTGATGGCAAGCGGCTATCTGGAGCCTGCTCTTTTTAATAAGGAAAACAATGAGCTTGCGGCGGAAGCGGAAACCCTGCGACAGGAAAAGGAAGGGTTGATGCGTTCTGTCAACGGGGATATGGTCAAAGTGGAAGAATTACAGCGGCTGCTCCGGTTTACATCCAAAGGGAACATGCTCACGGAATTCGATGATGAAATTTTCCTTTCCTTCGTGGAGCGGATCACTGTACTGTCCAGGAAAGAAGTCGCTTTTGGATTGAAATGCGGGCTGTCTCTGAAAGAAAGGATGGTGGAACCATGAGACACATTCCGTATGGATACCGGATTGAAAACGGACGGGCGGTCATCGATGAAAAACAGGCCGCCACGGTGCGGGAGTTTTTTCAGAACTATATTTCCGGCATGGCGCTTATGCCCGCCGCTGAAAGGGTCGGATTAAAGCTGTACCACGGGAGCGCCGGCAGGATGCTCCGGAATAAGAAGTACCTTGGAGATGATTACTATCCTGCCATCATCGATAAAGAAACCTTTGATAAGGCAGAAGAAATCCGCACCAGCCGAGCGAAAGCGTTGGGGCGGGTGTGGGAACTGGAAGGAAAGAAGGACCCCATCTTCCCTACCAGATTTTCCATACCGACAGTGAAAAAGGTTTCTGATGATCCCTTTGAACAGGCGGCGTATGCATACAGTCTGATTGAGAGCGAGGTGGATATGGGTGGAACTGAGTAGGAACATCACTGTGATCCCGGCCAGAAAGCGTGTGGGCAACACAGCCGCAGCCGAGCAGCGGCCAAAGCTGAAAGTCGCCGCTTACTGCCGGGTATCCACAGACAGTGAGGAGCAGGCGTCCAGCTACGAGGTGCAGGTGGCACATTATACACAATTCATCCAGAAGAATCCGGAATGGGAACTGGCCGGGATTTATGCCGATGACGGGATTACCGGCACGAATACGAAAAAACGGGAGAAATTTAACCGCATGATCCAGGACTGCATGGACGGGAAGATTGATATGATCATTACCAAGTCCATCAGCCGGTTTGCCAGAAACACCCTGGATTGCCTGAAATATATCCGGGAACTCAAGGAGAAGAACATCCCGGTTTTCTTTGAAAAAGAGAATATCAACACCATGGATTCTAAGGGTGAGGTGCTGCTTACCATTATGGCGAGCCTGGCACAGCAGGAAAGCCAGTCTTTGAGCCAGAATATCAAACTCGGCCTGCAGTACCGCTTCCAGAATGGGGAGGTACGGGTCAACCACAGCCGGTTCCTTGGATACACAAAGGATGAGGAAGGGAATCTGGTCATAGAGCCTACGGAGGCGGAGGTGGTAAAGCGGATCTACAGGGAGTACCTGGAAGGGGCAAGCCTGCTCCAGATCGGGCGCGGCCTTGAAGCGGACGGGATACTTACCGGGGCAGGGAAAGCGAAGTGGCGTCCGGAAACACTGAAGAAGATCCTGCAGAATGAAAAGTACATCGGAGACGCCCTTTTGCAGAAGACCTATACCGTTGACTTTCTCAATAAAAAGCGGGTGCAGAATAAAGGAATTGTTCCGCAGTATTATGTAGAAAACAGCCATGAGCCGATTATTCCCCGTGACCTTTATATGCAGGTGCAGGAGGAGATGATCCGGCGGGCCAACCTACACAGCGGAGCCAACCGGAAAAAGCGGGTTTATAGCAGCAAGTATGCCTTATCCAGTATTGTCTACTGCTCCAAGTGCGGCGAGATTTACCGCCGTATCGCATGGAATAACCGGGGAAAGCACTCCACCGTGTGGCGGTGCTGTACCCGTGTGGATCATGGACCAACCGCCTGTGATGCACCGACCATTCAGGAATCAGATCTCCAGGCAGCGGTGGTACAGGCAATCAACCTTACGCTTGACAACAGAGAAAACATGATGGTCACTCTCCAGGAGAACGTGGAAGCGGTGATCCGGCAGGAGGATGAAACCTCATCGGAAGGGATTGAGGCCAAGCTGCTGGAACTGCAAAAGGAGCTTCTGAAGCTGGCAAATTCGAAAAAGGATTATAACAGTGTTGCGGATGAGATTGACCGGCTGCGGGAATTGAAGCAGAATGCCCTGGTGGAGAGCGCCGAGCGGGAGGGACTGAAACAGCGGATCAGGGAGATGCGGGACTTTCTGGAACAGCAGTCCACAGAGGTTACGGAGTACGATGAACTGCTGGTGCGGCGGCTGATTGAGAAGGTTACAGTTTATGATGAGCGGTTTGAGGTGGAGTTTAAATCTGGAGCGAAGGTGGATGTGGATAGGTAAATAACAGAAGGAATGGAGTGCCTTGTAGCTGTAAAAATGGCTGCAAGGTGCTTTTTTAATAGTCTATTAATTTTGAAGAAGGTAGCTTGTGTTTATCAACCATAGGGTTTATAATTATACTATGCTGATGGAGGTGGAAAATGACAACATCGGATATGATCAGAGAATTGTGTGACAGAATGAATATCAGCCTTGCGGAACTTTGCAGAAGGATTGGACAGACTCCGCAGAATTTTAATAAGAAGCTGCAGCGTGGCACCGTATCCTCTGAGGAAATGGCGAAGATTGCAGAAGTGTTAGATGTCGGATATGAGCAGGCGTTTGTGTTGCCGGATGGAGAGAAAATAAACGGTTTCAAATCCGTATAA